TGTCGAAACTCCATGCCAACTGTGCCAGCGGGCCGTTACTCCACGCGCCTTTGCCGATACACGTAGCCAGGTCGGTCGCCTTGTTGATCGACGGGTCCTGGTCGCCCAGCGTCAGACTCCTGACCACTCCGGGCTTGATGGCGTCAAGCGCCAACATGCCGCGCCGGTTCAGTGCGTTGTTCAATTTCGAGAACTCCGCTCTTGAAGAAACTTTATGAATGGTTATCTTACTGCCATTCTCCTTACGATTTTTATGTCCCATAATCTATCGTCTTTTTCGGCTAAGATAACACATCGTTGACTTTCAGTCAAGGGCACTTGGATTCCTCTATTCTCCTGATGGCGGTTTCATAGTATGTCTTGTCAAGTTCAAAGCCGATGTAGTGTCTGCCCTCGGCGAGTGCGGCTACGGCGGTCGTACCCGAGCCGATGAAAGGGTCTAAAACTACCCCCCCCACTGACTGCTGTTCACGATCAGCTGGCGGATGATGCCCAGCGGCTTCACCGTCGGATGGCCGTAGAGCCGCTTGTCAGCCGCGTTCACTTTCTCGATCCAGTATTTCCGTTTCGTCTCATACGTACCATATACCCTCGCGCCTTTCCCGCGCATGAACACGATATACTCCGTGTCGCTCAGATACTTGTTCGAGCACGTAGGCACGGGGTTCGGCTTGTGCCAGGCGAGCACGTCGAAGTTTAGTCCTCGCTTAACCGCATAGCCCAGCAACTGCGGCAACTGGTCTTTCGAGCACCATACATACAGGTTCGGAATCCTGCACAGGCGGCACATCTCATCGAGCACATCAATGGTGAATCCTGCCGACATCGGCGATAGTTCCGCATGGTACGCCCTACCCTTCCGTCCGTCCTCGCTCTTACTCCCGAACGCACCGCCGCCCTTCGTCGCCTTGAACTCATACGGCGGGTCAGCCACGCACAGATCCACGCACCCGTCCGGCATCCTCCGCATCCCCTCCAGACACTCCCCGTTATAAATCACATCCAGTTCCATCATAGTTAGTGAGGTATTCCTGCTAAGTTCTGATACCTGCCTCGGAGGCCGCCGCCGATGGTGCTCTTCGTCTCGGCGCACTCGCGGACACCGATAACAAGGTCGTCGAAGGCATCGGTAATCGTAGTTCTCTGGCGCTTATCGCCACCGATACCATTCTCTGAACGCAGTTTCTCAGAATCCTTGTATTTCTTGAACGTGCCAGGCACCACAGCCGTATTTTCGAGTGCAGCCCGCAAATAGACGCAACGCCCTGCCTCACGGTTGATAAACACCGCAGGCGACTCGGCACCAGAGAAACAGTCGTTGATAAACTGGTACTTACGCTCATGCCTCCATGACGTAAACTCAGCCTTCGTCACCTTGAAGCCGTAGCTGGTCAATTCGTCGGCTACCACGTTGTCGAAGCGGCTCTGCTCCGACTCCTCCAGTGCGTAAGCCTTGTTGGCTCCCTGCCTGACACTCGAAGCCACGTAGAAGATCACCTCCCTACAACCACGGCGCAGGAACGGCTTATAATACTGGGCGAACAGCTTCGACAATCCGCGAAGTCTGATCTCATCCTGCACAAAGAACTCCTTCATCACCAGTAGCGCCGCACAGCCTTGGAACATTCTTGTCTGCCCCACTACGAAACAGTTGATGTCGGCATTGGCATCCAATGCTATCCTCAAAGGCGCGTGGTAGTCGAGGTCGAGATCGAGTGAGCAATCCTCACCGTCGATCTTCAACTGCTCATAGTCGAGTGAAAGTGTCTCATAGTCCGTCGGCCAACGCTGTCCGTCGAGCGCCCTTCCCTTGATGCGGGTGCTGTATTTGTCGAGCACGATATCTGTGATTTCCTCGCTGACGTAGGTGTTCAGCTCCGAGAAGTTGCAGTAGAATCCGTCTTTGGCATTGCCGCGAGGCTGACCGAGAATCTGCAGACGGAAAAGAAGGTCTGGGAGCTCACGCTTCATCTGTCGGATCCATGCCTCACCGCCCAAAAGCGCCGCGTTCTCGATACTGGAGAATCGCCAGAAGGTCTCAGACTGAGTGCGGAGGGCGTAGAGCTCACGCAGGAATTGCTCGTTCCTGGCCAACTCTGCCGCCTGTTTCGGATGGTATTTCTCCAGGTAACGAAGTTCGGCCATCTTCTCCTTGATCTTCTCGTTGACCTCCAAGGTCTCATGCTCAGCCTCCTTCTCCCAGAGGCATTCGCGGGCGTTCAGTCCCGCGTCGCTCACCCACAACTGGGAAAGCCAGTGGTTGTTCATCTTCGGATCGGTGCCGTAGCCCCAGCGCTTCTGCTCCACCTTGCGTGCCGATGCCGGCATAAAGTCGCCTCGAAGCGTAGGCAATACCTCTTCCTTCACTCTCTGCCACGGCATGTACTTGGTCTCGTCACCCATCAGTGCCGCAAGGTTCAGACCGTTGGCACTACCCTTAACGGCGAGCGATATCATCTGCCAGACGAAACCGTTGGCGAACGAGACGCAGTTCTCCCATACCCTCGGCTTGGCGAGCGGTGTAGGCCATCTGAGACGTGCTGGCGGCTGACCGAGGAAGTAATACACACCTTCCAAGAAGCCCAAAAGGTTCATCATCTTCAGCACGTTCGGCATCGTGCGGGTATAGTTCTGCTTGGCACTGGCGCCGCAGAAACCGCCCATCATACGAGGCAGGCCAATCGTCACGTCTGCCATGTTGAAACCGAGGAGGGCTGTCTTTCCTGTAGCACGGGAGGCCAGCACCTTCGTGGAGCGCGAGCCGAAGTTGCGCACCTTCTTCTGCCACGGGCTCATATACACCTTGTGCTGCCCGTCACCCTGGTAGTCCATATACTCGCCCTTCTCCTCAGACTCCTGTTCCTGTCCAGGATCCTCTACGTTGGGCAGCATACGCGCCTCCAAGTGGTCACTGCTCACGTTAGGGTTCGTTCCTATCCTGCTCATGATTCTGTCCTTTTGCGGCCATCACCTCCACCATGCGGTCGATGTCACGCTCCTTCTCGTCCACGTAGCCGTTATACTTCGCCATGATACGCTTCATCTCGGGATCGTCAACATCGCTCTTGGTCTCGTCCACCTCTTTGACGCTCGTCGTCACCACAGGCGGCAGGAACATCACCTTACTCATATCCGCCTGCTCGCTCTCGGGCTGGCCGAGGTGGGCGACGTCGTAGAGCAGCTTGCCGCCCTTGGTGAGGGCTACGACATTATCGGTCTCCATGCCGATGCGGATGGCCTGGTTGGCAGCGGCACGCACCACCGCCTCGTCCTGTTGGCGCGACGACGGGGCGACATGATCCCTCACGAACTCAAAGAGCATCTGGTCCTTCTTCGCCATGCGCCACTCGCTCTGTTTGTCGGCGCCATGCCCCCGCAGCAGCTGCTTGAACATGGCAAAAGTCTCAAGCAGAGGGTTACGCTTCCATATCCAATAGACATGGCTCACGCGGGCCAGACGGCGCTTATGCTCCGTGCGGCAGTCGCAGTCGTCGATGGGTACGCCCTGCTCGAAATGCAGCAGCGCCGACGTCATCAGTTGCTGTGGTATCGTACTGGGCTGGGACATCTTATTTACGATTTACCAATTTACGATTTAGATATTCCGATAAGCCAGTTTGGCATCGAACGAGGGACAGGCCTTGATCCATTCGTCTGCAGAGATCACCCCGTCGTGGTTCTTGTCGGGTGAGAAGTCTCGGTGCCCGACAATCTTCGCCTGCGGGTAGAGCTTGCGCAGATCCATCAGCAGCGACAGCAGTTCCATCTTCTGCTTGTCCGTGCGCGTATCCTTCGGCTTCAGCTGCTGGTAGGTCTTCTTCGGGTCGTTTTCCAAACCACCTACATACACCACGCCGATAGAGTCCGCGTTATGGCCTCCGACATGCGCGCCGATCAGGTCCACGTCACGTCCGAGATGCGCCTGGCCGTCGAGCGTCACCACATAGTGATACCCGATGTCGCTCCAGCCCTGCTTCTTATGGCCTTTGCGGATATCCTCCACTGTCTTCACCTGACCCTCCGGCGACGCGGTACAATGCACCACGATCCAGTTGATCTTGCGTTTCGACTGTTTCAGCATGATGTCGCCGTGCCGAATCTCCATGCGCCTCGGCGATGGCGTCACCGCCTGGACGGTAGCCGTGATGCCGAGTTTGGCGAGGGTGGCAGGGCCAACGAGTCCGTCGGCAGCCAGTCCCCTCGATTTCTGGAAGGCCTTGACCGCCTCAGTCGTTATCGGACCCCAGATACCATCGTCGATCACTCCGAATCCAGCCTGCTTCAAAGCCCGCTGAATCTGTTTCACCATCAAGCCCCTGTCGCCTTGTCTGTAAATCGTTGCCATAGTCTGGAAGTTTTTAACCCACCCCACGTGGGGTGGGAATTAGTCGGTTATGAGTTCTATGAATCTTAGGGCCACTCGCCGAGAGGGCCGTTGACGTTTGGGATGGGGAACGCCGGACACCAGTTTGTAATATCGCCTGTCACCGCGTCGATGAATATCGGGTCGCCGATGTCTCCCATCACCCATTGCGCATTACAGTTTCTCGGGCCTACGGGCATTCTCAGCACCATACATTTCGATTCAGGAATCACACCGTTCCATTCTTTCAGTCGTTTCAGAACGTCCTCCGGCCATAGCTTGATCTCGCAGTTATCCAGTTCGTCATCCTCTATCCATACGTCGATGATCGGATTAGGAATAATCGTACCCTTCGCCACGTTCGTGCTGATATACTGCACGTGAGGTCCCTCGTCATTCCAGTAGAAGAACACGTCCGTAATATCAACCACCTTCAGGTCGTCGATGGTCTCAGCCTTGATCGTGTCGTTGAAGATCACCTGCAGGTTACGCCACTCGTACTGCTGACCACCGATCTTTTGGTTCATCGTCTGTCGGTGCAGGGCTACGATATGGTTAACGCCTGCCGTGAAGTCAGCCAACACGCCGTCATAGTCGCTGACCGCTACCACCTTCTCAACTGCGGACTCTCCGGGCGAGCCCTTGCCACAACTCTTGCACGATGTCATCATGCACGCCATGCTCAGCAGCATCACCACCAGCATGGAAAGAAATACACTCTTTTTCATAATCGTTCTCATTTTAGTGAAACACTATTTATCTAATCATCATCTTCTTCGATTAGCTCTCCATCATTCCAGCCGTCATCGGGCTCGTAGCCATCGCGCTCCTTCAGGAACATCACACGGGAGCCTCCCAGCCATTGCCAGCGGAACCCCATCTCCAGCAGCTTCTGTTCGGCCTGTGGCCACGGGTCGCCAGCCTCGATGGTGGCGCGCAGACCCATAGCGTCGCGCAGCTGTCTCACGTCCATCACCTCACACTCCAGCGTCAGTCTCGGCATCGATATCCATCTTTCGGCAAATGCCTCCACCGCCTTCGTGGTGTTATCCTCCAACGCCTTAATGTCGGTTACGTGGATCTCGCATCCTTCATCACGTCCCTTACCCATCGCTTCATTTACGATTTACGGATTTACGATTTTCGATTTACTCCGAGTCGGAAGAATCGTCTTCCTCTTCATCTTCGGGGTCGATGTATAGACTTTCGTCCACGCAGAGGTTCAGCGGCTCGGCACGCTCCAGCTGTATCATCACCGCATACCACCCGTCGTGCAACGGTCCGATGGTCTGCATCTCGATCCACGCATTATCCAGTTCGATACGCGCAAAGTCACCGTCGATGTTACTGCCCGTCTCGTCGTCGTGCTTCTTCTTCAACCAGGCGAGGAACTGCTGGGCATGGAACCATGCTTCCTCCGTCGCCTCCGAGGCACAGTCGCCGTCGCTCATATCGCGCGCACGGCAATAGAAGTAGATAGGATAGTTGCGGTTAGGCCGTTCGAGCTTTCCGCCACCCTCCACCACCGACTCCATCGCCACGCACGGGGTCATTTTCGGTGTCAGTTTCTTAGCCAGTTCCACGACACCGTTGGAGGTGTCGGTGAGGTAGAATCGACGGTTTTCGATCTCCTCATCGTCCTTCATCGGCTCGTACACCTTCGTCCACTGTCTGACTATCTTATGGAAGTTCATAATGCGATTTACGATTTACGGATTTACGATTTGCGATTTTTGCTCCTCTGTCTTTTGTTCTTCTGTTCTTCTGTCTAAAGAAATTCCGTAGTGCTCGGCGGCAGCCTTGATCTTCTCATCCTCGTAGGCCGCGTCACCGTCGAAGCCCACGAACTCCTTGAAGTTCTCCTGCCATTTCTTCACGTGTTCCTCGCGTGTGTCGCCATTACCTCTGCGCGTGTCAACGAGCCACT